ATGGCCTGTTTATACCCCAAAACGAATCGATAAGTCATGATTAGTGATGATCAGGTCATCATTGATACACCATCGGCTGAAATCGTCTCAGATCGGCCCACATCGGTTTTTTTGACGACAACAGCTCCACGAATCCACTCACCGCTCAATGATTTGCCTTCACGCGGCTTTGAACTCATTGATTTCGCTGACCAGATCATCGATGGCGGCTTTATGCCATGGCAAAAGTGGTTGGCCGAACACTCACTCAAGGTAAAGCCGGATGGCCGATACCATCACCCGGTCACAGTCGCATCCGTAGCCCGGCAAAATGGAAAGAGCACTTACATGATGGCTCGGATCATGATGGGTCTTTTTCATTGGAAAGAATCTTTGCAAGTTTCATCAGCTCATCGATTAGTCACATCGCTGGAGCAATTTCGGGCCATTGTGCAGATCATTGAGGAAAATGCTGATTTGGCCAATCAGGTGCAGCGCATCCGTTGGCAACATGGAGCCGAGGAAATTCAAACCAAGGATGGTTGCAGATTTATCATCAAAGCTGGTGGATCGGCAGCTCGCGGATTGAGTAAACCGGAATCGGTGCATCTTGATGAAATCCGTGAACTCCATGACATGGAGACTTTTGCCTCAATGCGTTATACATTGATGGCAGCCAAAAATCCGCAAATCAGCTGTTTTTCCACGGCCGGTGATTCTCACTCAATTGTGCTCAACCAATTGCGCGAGCGCGGCTTGGCTGCCGCAGCTGGTGGCACGGACAATGTTGGCTATTTTGAATGGTCGGCACCGACTGATGAAATTTCATTAGAAAATGCAGCTTTCGCCAATCCCGGCCTCAATATAACAATTCACCCAGACAACATCCGAGCCGTTTTCAACGATCCTCCCGATGTCGTAATGACTGAGGTTTTGAATCGATGGGTGCAGACAATCTCAAGTGTGATTGGTGCCAAAGAATGGCAAGAGTGTGGTGATGAGTCGATTGACCTCGATGATGACAAGCTTACATGGATGGCCATTGATATTTCACCGGATCGCAAGCACGCGGCCCTCGTGGCCGCTCAAAAGCTTGGCTCGGAGTCATTTGTCATAAAGCTGTTGCATACATGGGAAAACACCATCCAACTTGATGATCGGGCCATTGCCAACGATGCAGCCGCATATTGTCGCAAATATCCGATTGAGTATTTGCTTTATAGCCGCCGCACATCCGGAGCTGTTGCAGCGCGTATGCAGCCGGCCGGTATTCCAATCCACGACATGGACAGCGATTATCCGCAAGCTTGTGATGAACTTTTGGGTGCAATCAATAGCGGCAGACTTAAACACCGAAATCAAACATCGCTGACAGAGCAAATGCTTTCAGCTGTGCAATTGAGGCGTGGTGATGGCGGATGGGTAATTGGTAGGCGTGCAAGCCAATCAGCTGTTTGTGCCGCCGTAGCATCTGCATTGGTCACACACTTTGCGACACGCCCAGAAACCGAAATCGACATTTTAGTGGGTTGATGCTTGACATTTTGAGAAAATGCTCTCATGGGATTATTTGATCGAAAGCGCACCATTGAAACAGTCGCGCCATCGCGCGGTGCTGACATAGCTGCACAGATCGGCCCGGCTCCAACACTTGATGCATTTTTTCCATTTGGTGGAGCTGATTATCTTGCAACCCGTGAAGAAGCAATGAGTGTGCCGGCAATTGCTCGCGCTCGAAATATGATTTGCAATTCAATTGCAACAATTCCTTTGGTGACTCGTGATAAAACCACGGGTCAAATCATTGATCAACCCGTTGTAATTTCTGATCCGGACAAGCGTGTTCCGGGAGCTGCATCATGGGTGTGGGCGTGTGAAGATTTACTTTTTACAGGATTTTCATATTTTCAAATAATGGATTTGTTCGCTGATACAGGCCGCGTGCGCCAAATGTGGCGCGTTGCTCCAAACCGCGTTGGCGTTTTCTTGAATTCAATTGGAACTCAAATTGAGTATTACACAGTCGATGGATCGCGTGTTCCAATGTCTGGTGTCGGATCACTTGTTGTGTTTTACGGCAATGATGAAGGTTTATTAAATCGCGCAGGTCGCACAATTCGTGCTGGTGCAGAGCTTGAAAGAGCTGCCGCAATGTATGCACGCGAACCTGTACCATCAATGGTTTTGAAATCAAATGGCACAGCATTGCCAGCTGATCGCATTGCAAAATTGCTTGATGCATGGGGCGCAGCTCGTAGAAATCGCGGAACAGCGTTTCTCAATGCAGATGTTGAATTGACAACAGTCGGATTCACACCGGAGCAAATTGGCCTTAATGCTGCACGCGAAATCATCGCAACCGAACTTGCACGCGCCGTGGGAATTCCGGCGTATTTTATTGATGCGCCGACTGGATCATCCATGACCTATCAAAACGCCCAAACGGCGCGTCAAACTCTTTTGGATTTCTCGCTGCTCCCGTTGATGAACAGCATATCCTCAAGACTTTCAATGCCAGATTTTACGCCATCAACACAGCGGGTTGAATTTGATTTGAAGGCTTACTTGCGCGGATCAGAAAAAGAGCGTGCAGAGATTTACAAGATTTTATTTGAAATCGGGGCAATCACCACCGATGAAATCAGACAAATGGAGGACATGATCTCATGAAGCTAACAACACCAATGCAAATTACGGCAGCCGATTCAGATGCACGCACAATCAGCGGTCGCATTGTTGCTTTCAATGAGCACGCAAATGCATCAACCGGCAAAGTTGTTTTTGCTCGTGGATCAATTCAGCCACAGGATGTTTTTCTTAACCTTGAGCATGACAATACTCGCAGGATTGGGAAAAGTATCGCCATGAGTGTGAACGATAAGGAAATGACGGCCACATTTAAAATCGCCAACACCACAGCTGGCACAGATGCATTGACAGAGGCCATGGAAGGCCTACGCGATGGATTCTCAATTGAGCTGGCCGTGGACAATTACGAAATGCAAAAGGATGGCACCATGAAGGTGCTCAATGGGCAGCTCACAGCTGTCGCTTTGGTTACTGAACCGGCCGTGCGATCTGCACGCGTTTCTGAGGTAGCCGCATCAGAGGATTCTGAAACTGAAACAGTTACAGAGACAACAAACCCAAATGAAGGAGACAAGATGGACAACACTACCGAACCAGTAGCTCCTGCCGTTGAACCGGTAGCAGCTCCAGAGGTCGCACCTGTACAAGCATCACGCCCGGCTTATTACACAGCACCACGCTCACCAATTGTGGACAAGGTTTCTTACCTTGAGCACTACCTACGCGCAAGCGTTTTGCATGATGAAGATTCTCGTCAGTATGTCAAGGCAGCTGACAACACAACATCAACAGCACCCGGCATGATTCCAACACCACAGAGCACACAGGTCATCAATGCACTTGCAAATGCTGATCGTGGCACAATCGATGGAATCAGCAGAGAAACTTTAGTTGCAGAAGGCATGACATTTGAATTGCCAAAAGTCACCGCTGTGCCGACAGTTTTGCCAATTGCTGAAAATACAGCAATTACGGAATCATCACTATCTGCAACATTTTTGTCAGTTTCAGTACAGCCATTTAAAGGCCGTGCTATCAGTACTGTTGAGCTCATTGACAGATCGCGTCCGGAGTACCTCACAGCTCTCTTACAGAATCTTGAATTTGCTTATGCAAAAGAGACTGATGAATATGCATTGGCACAAATGCAAGCAGCCGTCACTACTGTGACAGCACAATCAGCAAATTCAGCAACCGGATTCCTTGGATACACATCAAAGGCAGCCGCAAATGTTTATGGCGCATCACTTGGATTTGCTCGCTCATTGATCGTTTCACCAACTCAATGGGGAAACATCATGGGATACAACGACAATGGCGCACCTCTTTACAATGCAGCACAACCATCAAACGCAGCCGGAAATGTTCGCGGAGATTCATTGCGCGGTGTAGTTTCACCGGGATTAAACCTTTATGTTTCACGCTCATTTGGTAACGCTGGCACAACAACAGCCGATGGCGATTCTTCAATGGTTGTTGTCAATCCAGATAGCTACACATGGTACGAATCTCCACGCTTTACGCTACGCAGCAATATCAACAGCGATGGAACAATTGACATCCTGTACTACGGCTATGGCGCACTAGCTGCCAAGGTGCCAAACGGCGCACAATTTAACAACCTCCCATAAATCACTATCGGTAGCGGTCGCTCCCGAACGCTACTGACACGAAAGGAACCGAGATGCCATCAATAGTTACAGCCTCGCAGCTGAGAGCGATTCTTGGTGTCTCGGTTTCTTTGTATAGTGATGCTCAATTGGATTCTTACATAGATTCCGCAGAGCAAACGATTTT